CCTACACTGGTTCACACACTCGTGTCTACGTAAATATTCACATGTTACAACTCCCCGTGTTGGCATGAGTTTTGCCTATGCAACAAGTGTGCCAACATTGGCGGCCTCTTGTGTTGGCATGAGTTGTGCTATAGCAATATCCGTGCCAACTCTGGAGCCTGTGGATAACTTATGTATAACCTGTGGATAACTCTGCGCCTGTGTGTAACCTGTGGATAACTTGGGGTGGGCCTCGTGTTGGTACCGGGGGAGGGGGATTGACACGAGTTATTATTGTAGTACCTACTCAGGCACAAAATAAGGCTAAATTAGCTAAAAAGTAGGTTAGTTGACGTATGTATAACCCCTTGTTATACCTTGTGTTTACCCACGGGCGGCACTAAAGTAATAAATCTGTATGCCCTAAGTAGTATTTGTTATATATTTACACTAAATAAAGCTTGACTTTTGAGTAAAAGTATGGTATAATATAAGGCAGATACTAGGATGAATTAATAAGACAGATGTTGGGCCTTAGTTGACTACTAAACTGTTCGTATAGATCCCTTCTTCTGTTGCCTCCTAGGTAAGGGACTCATGCGAACTCATGTTAAACATAAGGAACACAGGATAATGTCTGAAGATGACACCCTAACTAAACAATTAGCAGAACGTAAGGAAGTAAACTTACGGAAGAGAAGTAGAGGCAGACCTAAGAAGTCTGAAGTAAAGGCTAAGACCACCGGTTCTAGAGGTAAAGTAGGTAGACCTAAGGGCGATGCTGGCATCATAAATGAGTACAAAGCTCGTATGCTAGCTAGTCCTAAGTCAGAACTAGTGTTACAGACTATTTTTAATGCTGCAACTAACGATGACCACAAGAATCAAGCAGCAGCATGGAAGTTAATAATGGATCGTATACTCCCTGTGGGAGCATTTGAGAAGGAAGTAATGAAGGACGGTGGTAGGAACGCAATACAGATCAACATTACTGGGGTTGGAGCTACAGAGGTCTTAGGAAATACTAAAGAACCAGAAGAAGACCTAGTTATTGATGGTGACTACGAGGAACAAGTCTAGTGATTACTATTCTAGGTGCTGATTGGTGTCCTGCCTGTACAAAAGCAAAGAAAACAGTAGAAGAGTACGAACTACCATACAAGTACATCCATATTCCTCCGGGTCAACCGGGGTGGGAAATGGTAGAAACACTAACAGGTAAGCGGTCTATACCCCAAATATTCTACCACTTAGGTGGAAATAAAGACTTAACAGAAATTTTAAACTCTTTTACCGGAGAAACAGTAAATGTCACAGAGTAAGTTAGATGAAGCACTAGACGAAGTACTAGGATACGTAGTAAGAGTAGGAGATGCTACTAGTCAGTTAGTAAACGTGGCTATATTGTTTGGTGACAACGCTAATGAGTCTGTATCAGGGCGTAGCCACAGGTTAAAGAGCAAGTCTAAGGCTTGGGCATGGCTGGGAGCGTCTATTAACTTTGTGTTTGACGATAAACACTGTGAACGTGCTTATAACAACGATGTAGCTAGGGCAGCAAAGACCCTGAGTGAAGCTAAACCTAAGAAAAAACCTGCTAAGAAGTGAAGTACTTCTCTATCACAGAGTTTGACTGTAAAGAAACAGGAGAAAACAATATGGATCCTGAGTTTCTAGAAAAACTAGACACACTCAGGCACTATTGTAGTCTTCCTTTTGTTATTACCAGCGGCTACAGAAGCCCTAGTCACCCGTTAGAGGCTATAAAAGAGATACCGGGGACTCACGCGCAAGGCATAGCAGCAGACATTAAGATAACTAACTCTGCTCATCGGTATTCGTTAATAAAAGCTGCCTTAGAACACGGTTTTACTGGCATAGGGGTCGCTGGTAACTTTATTCACCTAGACATACGGCCTTCATTGCCTGTTATGTGGACGTACTAATGTTATACACAAAGCACACAACACTTACGGACACAACACTAACTACGTTGTTTACTGTTCCTAATGGGTTTCATGCAGTAATAAACTACGTATTTATAGCTAATCACCACGGATCGACGAACGATATTACTTTGTATTGGGATTTGTCTGGTACGCCTCAAGTTTATATTTTTGACGGATCTAACGTAGCTGGAGGTGGTAAAGAAACGTTAAGTAACGGTGGTGGTCCTCTGTTTGTTTTACACCAAGGTGAGGCAGTTAAGTGCCAAGCAGGAGGAGCAGGAAACTTAGAAGTATCTGTAACCTTTGATTTACTTGATATGCCGCCATCACTGGTTAACTTTACCTGATTATTATTTTAAAAGTAAACAACCTTTAACCTAAGAGAAATTAAACCATGACTGATAAAACATTTGTATTTGTAATTACTTCTATTGCTGCTTTGTTAGTTAGCCTTGTTAGTTTTGCAGTATTTGCTGATACACCTACTGTCATTAACTATCCAGATGGTTCTACGTACACACTAAAGAACGGAGAAAAAGTTTTTGTACATCCTAGTAATATGTATGTTAAGCAAGAGTATAAGGACACAGGTAATGTTTTGTTTAGTAAAAGAGTCCCTTGGCCTAAGCGTGACTACGTAGAAACAGAGGCTGCTGATGCTGACGGGTTTACTCTGGGTTCTCCAGAGTGGTGTGAGACTTACGTACCGTTCCAGAATGGCTATACGTTTACTGATGGTATATGGCAGAGAAACTGCTCGGGTTAAACTTTAGCCCATGACAGATTTAAATGTACAACTGTTGCCGTGGCAGCAGGAAGTCTACTCTGATCCTACACGGTTCAAGGTAGTAGCGGCAGGGCGAAGGACAGGGAAGTCACGCCTCGCTGCATGGATGCTTATCATAAATGCTCTACAGACCGACAAAGGTCAAGTTTTTTACGTTGCGCCCACGCAGGGACAAGCCCGTGATATCATGTGGCAGACCCTCTTGGAGCTAGGAAACCCTGTGATTACTGGTGCCCACATCAATAATCTACAGATCAAGCTGGTCAACGGGGCCATGATTAGTCTCAAAGGAGCCGACAGGCCAGAGACAATGCGTGGTGTTTCCTTGAAGTTTCTTGTGATGGATGAGTACGCAGACATGAAGCCTGACGTATGGGAGCAGATCCTCCGTCCAGCACTAGCTGACCAAAAAGGTTCAGCGATGTTTATAGGTACGCCTATGGGCAGGAATCACTTTTACGAGTTGTACAAGTTAGCGGAGCTAGGTGACGATGAAACTTACAAGGGGTGGCATTTTACCAGTTATGACAACCCCATCCTCGACCCTGACGAAATTGATACAGCAAAGAAGTCCATGTCGAGTTACGCCTTCCGACAAGAGTTCATGGCCTCATTTGAAGCAAGAGGCTCAGAAATGTTCAAAGAAGATTGGGTACACTTTGGAGAAGAACCAGACGATGCCCAGTACTATATCGCTATTGACTTAGCTGGCTTTGAAGAAGTTAACAAGAAAAGAACCAAGAACACTAAACTTGATGAGACTGCAATCGCTGTTGTTAAAGTTGGTACTAATGGTTGGTACGTTGATAACATTATACATGGGCGGTGGAGCCTTGACGAGACTGCCTCCAAGATATTTCAGGCCGTTAGAGATTACGAACCCGTTAGTGTCGGTATTGAAAGAGGAATAGCAAAGCAGGCTGTAATGAGTCCCCTAACAGACCTAATGAAGCAGTACGGGAGATTTTTTAGAGTCGAAGAACTAACCCACGGTAACAAGAAAAAGACTGACAGGGTTATGTGGGCTTTGCAAGGAAGGTTTGAGAACGGCCAAATAGAACTAAGGAAGGCAGAGTGGAACAACAGATTCATGGATCAACTGTTTCAGTTCCCTGATCCTCTAACCCACGATGACTTGGTTGACGCACTAGCATACATAGATCAATTAGCTAAGGTAGCATACAACTACGACTTTGAAATTGACGATCACGAAATATTAGATATAGTAGCAGGTTACTAAAATGATGAACCCTTTACCAAATGAGCTAGTAAAAGCTATGAGTACCAAGCGTGTTTGGCGTCCTTTTAATACATACGGAATCTACGCAATTTCTGCTATGGTGTTTTTTACACTTGGTTACAGCGTAGCAATAATCTAAGGAAAATACTATGGCAGAAGAAATTTATAGTCCCGACCCACTTTTAATTGAAGAATCGCTAGAACAGTGGATAATGGTAAAGTGTGACAACTGGAGAGACAACTATGAGTCAAACTACGAACAAAAGTTTGAGGAATACTATAGGTTATGGCGAGGTCAATGGGATCCTGCTGACTCCGAAAGAGCGTCAGAACGTTCTAGAATTATCTCTCCTGCGTTACAGCAGGCTGTAGAGTCTAACGTAGCAGAACTAGAAGAAGCTACTTTTGGTCGTGGTAAGTGGTTTGACATAGAAGACGATGTAAACGACCAAGAGCGTCAGGACGTAATGTACTTACGTAACAAGTTATCTCAAGACTTTGAATCCTGTAAAGTACGTAAGGCTGTTGCAGAGTGTTTAATTAACTCTGCTGTCTTTGGTACAGGCATTGGTGAAATCATCTTAGAAGAAATAAAAGAGATGGCACCCGCAACTCAACCTATAATGGGCGGGGATCTCACGGCTGTAGGCGTTAACATTACGGACAGGGTTGTTGTTAAGTTAAAGCCTGTAATGCCTCAGAACTTCCTTATCGACCCTGTAGCTACGTCTATTGAAGACGCTATGGGTGTTGCTATTGATGAATTTGTGTCTATGCACTCTGTAGAGCTACTACAGGAACAAGGGGTATACAAAGAGGCGTACCTTGAGTCAGCGGCTCCTGATTCAGAACTAGAGCCAGATCAAGACTTATCTGTGTACCACGATGACAAGGTTAGATTAACTAAGTACTACGGGCTTGTACCACGAGAACTACTAGAGGCAGAAGGAGTAGACGTAGAAGAAGACAGTAAGTACGTCGAGGCTATCGTTGTTATTGCTAACGGTGGTACGCTACTTAAGGCTGAAGCTAACCCGTACATGATGCAGGACCGTCCTGTAGTTGCTTTTCCTTGGGACGTAGTACCATCAAGGTTCTGGGGTCGTGGTGTTTGTGAGAAGGGCTACAACAGCCAGAAGGCGCTTGATACAGAGCTACGCGCTCGTATTGACGCACTAGCCCTCACTATTCACCCAATGCTCGCTATCGACGCTACACGGCTTCCTAGAGGTGCTAAACCAGAAGTCCGTCCCGGCAAAATGATTCTAACTAACGGAGATCCGCGTGAAGTACTACAACCGTTTAACTTTGGTCAAGTCGGACAAATCACGTTTGCACAGGCTCAAGCCCTTCAAGGCATGGTACAGCAAGCTACTGGAGCCGTTGACTCAGCAGGTATCGCGGGACAGGTTAACGGCGAGGCTACTGCTGCTGGGATCAGTATGTCTCTTGGTGCTATTATTAAACGTCATAAGCGCACTCTTATAAACTTCCAACAATCTTTCCTTATGCCTTTTGTTACTAAGGCTGCTCACAGGTACATGCAGTTTGATCCTGAGAATTACCCAGTGTCTGACTACAAGTTTATTGCTACGTCTACTCTAGGCATTATTGCTAGGGAGTACGAGGTTACACAGTTGGTACAACTCTTGCAGACTATGAAGCAAGACAGTCCTCTGTACCCTGTGTTGATCCAAAGCATTATTGACAACATGAACCTAAGTAACCGTGAAGACCTTATTGCAGCCATGCAACAAGCATCTCAGCCTAATCCTGAAGAACAACAGATGGCTATGGCGGTTCAACAATCACAGCTACAGTTACAGCAGGCGCAAACATCAGCACTACAAGGACAAGCTGAAGAATCTCAAGCTAGGGCTGTTAAGTACGCTGTTGACGCTCAGTTAGCACCTCAAGAACTTGAGATTAATAAGATTGACGCAATTACTAGAAACCTTAAGGAAGGTGACGAAGATGACAAAGAGTTTGAACGTCGTTTAAAGATTGCTAATATTGCACTTAAAGAAAAAACGCTTAACAGCCAAGCCAGTAAAGGAGAGCCTAGTCGTGCTAATGACACAAACAGAAACCAACAAATTCCTAGACCAGATCAACAAAGCGTTCAGCGACCACCTAGACAGATTGGACTTACTGGAGAGCCGGGTCAAGGAGCTAGAGGGCCAACTCAATGAGCAAAAAGGATCCAAGGCTAGCGCGAGCAGGAGTAAGCGGGTTCAACAAACCAAAGAGGACTCCTAATCATCCTAAAAAGTCCCATGTAGTTGTAGCTAAGTGTGATGATGGTTCAGTTAAAACAATTAGATTTGGACAACAAGGAGTGAGTGGCGCAGGTAAAAACCCCAGCAGTGCTAAAGATAAAGCTAGACGTAAGTCTTTTAAAGCTAGACACGCTAAAAACATAGCCAAAGGAAAATGCTCTGCTGCTTACTGGTCGGATAGGGTAAAATGGTAGACTTATACTGTGTAGTTTGGAAAGATGCCCAAGGCGGTTCTAACGCGGGTTGGCGAGAAGTAGAAGAGCTAACTAAGATTGAAGTGGCTACTGCTGTTTCTTGTGGTGCTATTTTACTAAACGACGAAGAGAAGTTAATAATTTGTCCTCACTTGTTGATTGAAGATAATAAAATTATAGAGGGTGATGCAGAGTTAGTAATCCCGCAACAGTGGGTAATCTCAATAACTAAGGTGCATACGGTAGATTAATATGGCTAAAAACATGAAGCACTACAAACGTGACGGAACCTTACACACAGGAAAAACTCACAAAATGCCAGATGGTTCTTTACACTCTGGTAAAAACCACGGCAAGACTTCTGTAAAACTGTTCCACTACAAAGACTTGTCTAAAAAAGCAAAGGAGAAAGCCAATGTATAGTTATGGAAAAGGTAAAAAGAAAAAGCCAAAGTCTAAGCCAAAGTCTAAGCCAAGGGGTTACTAATGGCTAAACGCGGTTTGTACAGCAACATTAATGCTAAACGTGAGCGTATTGCCGCTGGTTCAGGTGAAAAAATGCGTAAACCGGGGTCTAAAGGTGCGCCTAAGGCCTCTGCCTTTAAGAAAGCAGCTAGGACAGCTAAGAAGCGGTAAAAATAACATTAAAAATAGCTTGACTTTTGAGTAAAAGTATGGTATAATATAAAGTATACTAAGGTATATCCTATTAACTAGAGACAACCTAAGGGGCCTCAAGTGGATCAAGAAACACAAACGTACTACGACAATTACTTTAGTCTTTTTATAACAGACGGTTGGAAGCAACTTACGAGTGAATTTACTAACAACGCTAACAACATTAACAGTATAGAAGCAGTTAAAGATTCTAACGATATGTACTTTCGTAAGGGACAACTAAACGTATTAGCCCACTTAATTAACATGGAAACTATTGTTAGTACTAACTACGAAGAAGCAAGTAAGATTGAAGACGATGATTAAAGTATTTGAGTTTCGTTGTACTAACGGACATATTTTTGAAGACTTTGTAGAACAAGATACTACAATCAGTAGGTGCGATTGTGGTGCTAATGCTACAAAAATTGTTTCTGCTACTCGTCACATGCTTGACGGTGCCTCTGGGGACTTTCCCGGTAGGCACATGAAGTGGGTACGTGAACACGAAAACGCAGGACAGACTAGTAAGGAATCCTAACCGGGGCAACTCCTATTTTATTTCTCCATAACCTAATAAGGCGGGGTAAGTTTATATTATGTCAAGAGCAACACTTATTGATAAGCGTCCAGAAGAAGAGTTAGAAGCAACAGATCAACTCGACACTGAAGATACTGTAGAGACTCCAGAGGAGCAACCTCAAGCAGCATCTGAACTTCCAGAAAAGTACCAAGGTAAGTCAATAGAGGATCTAGTGCAGATGCACCAAGAGCTTGAAAGATTTACTGGAAAGCAGAGTACGGAAGTTGGAGAGTTACGAAAAGTTGTTGATAACCATATTCAGACACAACTTATTAACCAACCAGCACCTCAACAACAGCAACAAGAAGATGATACGGATTTCTTTATTGATCCTACAACTGCTGTAAACAGAGCTATAGATAACCACCCTAAGATAAAAGAAGCAGAAGCTTATACACAACAATACAAACAACAGGCTACTCTTGCACAGCTTAAATCTAAGCATCCAGAAATGGAAGGTATTTTGCAAGACCCTAAGTTTGCTGAGTGGATCAAGGGGTCTAAAATCCGAACAAACTTGTTTGTACACGCTGACCAACAGTATGATTACGATGCCGCTGATGAACTATTTAGTAACTGGAAAGAACGTAACCAAGTAGTCCAACAGACAGCGCAAGCTGAAAAGGTAGCTCGTAAGAATGCAGTACAGTCTGCTAACACAGGCAACGCTCGTGGAACATCGGAAGGATCTCGTAAGAAAGTTTATCGTCGTGCTGACTTAATTAAACTTATGAAAGAAGACCCTGACCGCTACATGGCACTACAGCCTGAAATTATGGCAGCTTATGCGGAAAGGAGGGTCAAGTAGCCTAAAGGAGCAATACAATGGCTGAACAAACTTATCCCGGTACAGTTGGCGGCGGGTCAATCGTCAACAAAACAGCAGCAGACAAGTTTATTCCAGAAATCTGGAGTGACGAAATTATTGCTGCTTTCCAAAAGAACTTGAAGATGGCACCTCTTGTCAAGCGCCTTGCTATGACAGGAAAGAAGGGTGACTTGATTCACGTACCTAAGCCCATTCGTGGTGAAGCAAATGCTAAGGTTCAAGACACTGCTGTTACTATCCAAGCAAATGTTGAGACTGAGTTGCAGATCACTATTGATCGACACTTTGAGTACTCACGTTTCATCGAAGATATCGTAGAAGTACAGGCTCTGTCCTCTCTGCGTCAGTTCTACACTGAAGATGCTGGCTATCAGTTGGCTCTTACGGTTGATACTGATTTGATGAATGTTGCTACTGGTTTTGGTGATGGTACTCGTACTACTGCGCCGACTGATGGTGCTAGCTGGGTCAACACTAACAGCTACTATGTAGATGCTGCTAACGGTCTTGCTACGTTTGCTGCTGACACTGTTGCATCTGGTGATAACTTTACTGACCTTGCGTTACGTGAAGCTATCAAGTTGATGGACGATGCTAACGTACCTATGGACAACCGTTGCTTGGTGATCCCACCTGCTGCGCGTAAGTCTATCATGGGTATTGATCGCTACGTGTCTTCTGACTTTGTTGGTGGACGTGGTGTTGAGTCTGGCTTGATTGGTAACTTGTACGGTGTAGATGTATACGTTTCTAGCAACGCTCCTATCTTGGAGACTGCTGCTCAAAACGATGCTGTACAGGTA